TCGAACGCCTCGGACCACGACGACGGGTTCTGAGAGGCCACGGCATGACTGGAGAACGAATGCCCCCCGACCTGGGCCTGACCGAACATCACCAGCACCTGGTCATCCGTGGTTGTGCTGATCGACAGGTCGTAAGCTGGAGCGTTCGTGGTCGACGACGCGCCGTAGGCTCCGGAGTCGACTGTCGGCGCGGTTTGATGCGTTCCGGAGAAGGCCGCCAGGGAGACAAGCCCGGTCTTGGCGGAGGCGAGCGTGAAGGTGAAGTCAGAAGCGGCGACGTCCGCAGCCTCGGCGATCTTCCAGTAGAGGTATGCGCCCAGGTATCCCGAGCCGTAAGCAACGGCACTGCTGAAGCCACTCGGCGGAGTGACAGACGCCGGGTTCGTCGTGTTGTCGATGCCGAGCCAGGCAAGCATGAGGTCGCCGACCTCGAGCCCCGTCGGCTTCCCGACTACCCAACTCGTGGTCGAGTAGGGCTGCGCCGTCGCGGTCGCTCTATGGGCGATGGTCATCCGGGGCTCCGCCTATCTCCTGGTCGAGATCACGCCTGGTTGATGGGGACCGAGATCTTGAGCGCCGTGACCGCAACGCTGGACCCGGCTGCGATGATCGCCGCGTTGCTCACGAGGTCATCGCCAGCGGTCGCCGAGGCAGTGCCCTGGACGATGCACGTGTCGTCACTCTTGCAGAGGCGGAAGTGCGTGATAGCACTGGCGTTTCCGGTTGCCGAGGCGTCCTCTAGGTCCGGGTCGACGTCGAGGTCTGCCTCGGCCGCGAGGTTGCCGCCGCTGTACGCGGCTGCACCGAAGGCCGGGTTGTTCAGCGTGATGGTCGCCACCTCGGTCGCCGCAGCCGTGTTCGCGGTCGCGGGCTCGGCCCCGGTGTAGATGACGAGCTTCCCCGGGCTTGCGCCGTCGAGGATGTCGACGAGCGCGTCGCACATGGCGACCGCCGCCGCCTGAGAGACTCTGCAGTGGTGGGCCGCCATGTCAGTCACCTTCCTTGGTCTTGGTATCCACGGGCGGCCTCACGACGAGGACGCCCGTGACCTTCACTTTGATGGGGAGCACGACGGTGGCCGTCTCCCTGCGCGCGTCGCCTTCAGTCATCAGTGCATCTCCTCGTAGGTCCGTGGACACTGCTCGTCGCCGGACTCGTCGTTGTGCGTCATGAACTCGGGCAGGTGCCTGATCTCCACCATGACGTCGTTGGAGAGACAGACCGGCTCACCGAACTCCGTGTCTTCAGGGTCCGTGCCGACGATCAGTGGGTGTCTGACGAGTGACTCATCCATCGTGCGGATGCGGATCACGACGATCCCCCTGCCGCCGTCTCCGGCGGAATACTGGGCGTCGCCCACATTGAGGTATCCGCCGCCGCCGCCGCCGCCGGTTCCAAGTGCGCCGTCCTGGCCCTCTTCCCCACCGCCACCGTATCCGGGCTTCGTCGCCGCGGTCGACCATGACCATCCTCCCGGCTTGCGGGGACCGCCGGCACCGCCACCCGCGTACCAGTCGACATACATGTACTGGTGCGCGGTCTCTTCGTACATGTGCCAGCCACGGATGTCGCAGGGGCGGCCGTGGCCGCCGTGGAAAGGATTCCCCGACTGCATCTCGCCGAACTGGTCATAGGTGAACCAGGGCCACTCGACGCCGTCGACCGTGCGCGTGGGGATGTGTGCGCCGCCGCCGCCGCCGCCGGCAAGGACCTGGCCGCCATAAGCACTGGTGCCGATCTTGCCGTCGTGCCCGCGAGGAAGACTGACGATCCAGAAGCGGTCCTCATCGTCGTCTTCCCAGAACCCCGTCCCGCCCTCGGGGGCGTCCACGGGGTCACCGTTCTCATCGGTCACATAGGGGTGCGTCGAGTACCACTCGTCGACCTGCGCCCCTCCACCGGCAGCGGCTCCTCCGTCGCGTGTCCCATTGACCACGCCATAGTCCCAGAACGACCCGTCGCCGGGGACGTACTGGTCGAACGGGATCGTGTCTCCGTACTCCTCCTCGCCCCACTCCCAGATCCATGCGTGCCAGGTGCGCCCGCCGCCGCCGGATCCGCCGGAGTTCGGAGGCCACCCCTCCCCCGCGAGAGGCTCATAATCAATGAACTCCGTGCCTCCATAGCCACCGCCGAGCGCCGTGTAGCCGGCGAAGGAGCTGTCGCCGCCGTTGTCAGGCACAGCGCTCCCGTCGGTGTGCTCACCGCCGGCACCAACGATCACATCCCCGTCGTTCTCCCCGGCCTCGATCGTCACGTCGTGTTTGTCGATCATCTCGCCGGCGCCGCCGCCGCCACCTTCCGGGCCATACCCCCCCGGGGCGCCGCCGCCGACCGCAAGGATGTCAGCAACGATGGACTCGCCGTTCAGCAGAGTGAACGAACTCGACCCGGAGAAGGTGTAGACCGTCCAGCCCGGAAGCGTGCGGAAGTACAGGAGCTCCGACGGCTCAGAGATATTGAGCGAACGGTCGATGCCCCGCACGCGGTAGCAGCGCTCCTCGCCCGCTGCGCCGACTTCGGTCCACGAGAGCGTCGGATGCACGCGCTCCCAAACCATGGCCCGGCAGGGGCCCGAGGTCGAAGACTCGATGAGGTAGCCGAGCATCTCGTCGGGACGCAGCTTGCTGGATGGGTTCCAGCGCCACAGGAGGTCGTCGCCCACGACCCGGCCACGTAGACCGGAGGGAGCCGTCGGCGGCACCTGGTCGGCCGGCGGCCGGGCGCTCGTCGAGACGCTGAACCAGGCCGCGTCCACCTCGCTCGACTCCTCGGCGTCGCGGTAAGCCTTCACCTGATAGCGGTAGGCCCGCGAGGGCAGGACGTCATCGTCGATGAAGACCTCGGCGTAGGTCATGGCGACATCGCGGTCGTCACGGAAGACGCGGTAGTGGTGGTAGACGGGCAGACCGTCGGTGCCGAACATGGGGCCGTCCATGCGATCCCAGGCGATGAGCACACGGTCGTGGCGCGAGAACTGCATCAGAACGTCGTCCTCGCCACGCTGACCTTCCCATTGCCGAGGTAGGGCTCCAGGCGGTAGGCGATGCTGCGCAGGTCGCCGTCGCTGACCTCGCCGGAGAGCGCGAAGACCGGCAGGACGACCTGGGTGACCCCACCCTGGCCGCCCCCGGCGACGCCGAGCGCGACGCCCCCGGCGGTGGCTGAGCCCAGCTTGCTGCCCATCGTCTTGGAGAGGTCGCTCATGCTGGCGAAGATGTCGCGCAGCGTGCTCACGGCTGCCTGCGCGGCCTGCAGGCGCGTCATGTCGGGGATCTGGTCCAGCGCGGAGCTCAGCGCCGTGACGATCTGCAGGAGGGCGCCACCGACGCCCTGCCAGATGCCGCCCATGCTGCCGGCCCGCTTCGTGAAGTCCTCGAGCGCACCGAGCTTCTCGGGCAGCTCGCTGGCCAGGTCAAGGATGCTGCCGATGGTCTCGACCATCGTGCCGACGTTGCCGAGGTCGGCGGCGTTCGCCTTGAGCTCGTCGCCGCTCCACACCGCCTGGAACCCGGTGACCAGCTGACCGACGGCCTCGATCAGCGCCGAGGTCAGCTCGGCCCAGTTCTGGCGCACCAGGCTGACCGCCGACTTCGGCGCGTTCGCGATGAAGTCGAGGATGCTGCCCAGCGGTCCCACCATCTGACCGATGAGCTGCATCGTGTCGCCCTGGCTCTTGAGGAGCTCATCGCCGACGCCCTCGTAAGCGTCGAGGAACTGCCCGACCGCGTCCCGCACCGCATCGCCCAGGGCGCGCCACGCCTGCGGGATGACCTTGACCGCCTCTTCGGGAGCCGCGGTGAAGAACGAGACGATGGCGCCGAGCGAGCCGGCCATGCCGGCCACCGACCCCATGCGGCCGGCGTCCTTGCCGAGCTTCTTCGTGGTCACGTCCTCGAAGGCGGCGAGGACCTCAGCCACGGCGGAGCGCACGACCTGCGCGAGCTGTCCCCACTTCTGTGGCACGACGGAGACAGCCTTGTCCGGCAGGTTCGCGAGCGTGCCGATGAGGCTGCCGATGCCGCCGGCCGCGGCGCCGATCGAGCCCATGCGCGTCGCGTCTGCGCCGAGACGCTTGGAGTCAACGTCGTCGAAGACGGCGAGGACCTCGTCGACGGCCGTCTTCGCCACGCGCGCCAGGGCACGCCATTTCTGCGGCATGACGGTCACCGCCTTGTCGGGCAGCGAAGCGAGCGAGCTGACGAGTGCGGAGAGGCCGCCTGCAGCGCCACCCGCCGACCCCGCCCGTTCGGCGCTGCGCGCCAGCTCCTTCGTCGTCGACTCCTCGAAGACGGCCAGGACCTGAGAGAGACCGCTCTTCGTCATGGTGGCCAGCGCCGCCCAGTTCTGGCGACCGGGACTGACGGCCTTCTTGGGAAGCCCGGCGAGGCCGCCCACGAACGTGCCGAGCGAGCCGGCCATGCTGCCGATGTCCCCGGCCCGCTCGGCGCTCGTGCCGAGCGCCTTGGTCGAGTAGTCGTCGAAGACGCCGAGGATGTCGCCGAGGGCGCCGCGCAGCATGGACGCGAGGGCGCCCCAGTTCTGCCGCGCCGGCGCCACGGCCTTCTTCGGCAGCTCTGCCAGCGAGGTCGCCACGGCCCCGATCCCGCCGGCGATGGAGCCGACGGACCCGGTGCGGTCGGCGAACGTCTTGAGAGCCTCATCGGACATGTCGGCGAAGGCCGAGGTGATCTCGCCGCCCGCTTTGCGGACGCCGGCGGAGATGCTGGTCCAGTCACGGGCCAGTACCTGCTCTGCGTTCTTGGGGATGCGCGCCAGCGTGCCAACGAGCTGGGCGCCGGCGGCGGCGGTGTCCTCGGCTGTGGCTGCCACCGCGGCGGCCACCGGGGCCCCGGCAGCGGCAGGCGCGATCGCAGTGGGAGCGGTGCTGCCGTGCGCGGAGACAGGTGCCCCCGACTCCCCAGGAGCCGGCGGGGCGGCCGGGTTGAGCGCGCTGTTCGCCTTCCCGCGCAGCCACTGGCCGATGATGCTCATAGGGCCCAGGACCATGTCGACGCCGCTCATGACCCAGTTCGCGATGTCCATGCCCAGCTTCTTGAAGCTGGCCCCGTCGAGGCTCGGCGCGCGCAGGCCCTTCTCCGAGATCTCGGTGAAGTAGTTGCTGATGTCGCCCAGCGCCTTGGAGAGGTCACCGGCGACTGCCAGCGTGTCACCGAAGGCGCTGCTGGTCCCCGCCAGGCCGGCCGGCAGCTTGTCGAGCCCGGTGAGGATGTCGTTGAGGCTGCCGACCATCTCGGCCAGCTTCGGAAGCACCTCGGTGCCGACCTTCGCGCCCAGGTCCTGGAGCTTCGACGTGACCCTCTTGGTGCCGTTCGCGAGGCTGTCCGATGTCTCGGAGACGTCGCCCTGCGCGTTCTTCGTCTGCTGCAGGATGAGGGCGTAGGCCGCGGTCGCACGCGTCATCGGCGGGAGGCTCGCGCCGGCCGTGTCGAGGCCCATCCGCATCGCCTGCGCCTTGAGCGAGGCCTCGTCCAGCATGACGCCGAACTGGCGCAGCGGTTCGGTCTCGCCGATGAGGCCGGCGCGGATGGCCTGCAGAGCATCAGCGACGGGCACATTGTTGAACGATGCGAGGTCGGCCGCGAGCAGCACGAGACGCTCGCTCATGGCGGCCGACTCCTCCTGCCCGTAGCCCATGGAGGTGAAGAGGTTGCCGAAGGTGGCCATGGCCTCGAGCGCCGCCTGACGGCTGAGCAGGAGCTTGTCGGAGGCCTCCTCGGCGAAGTCGACGACGCTCTGCGCCGCCTCACCGAAGACCACCTTCGTCTTGTTCATGGTCTCGTTGAGGTCGGACGCCTGGTCCACCGAGTAGGCGAGGCCGGCGGCCAGGGCGAGGCCGGCGGCGCCGGCGATCTCCCACTTGTACTGGCCGAGCACGGACGTCATCTCGCTGACGACGCCACGCATCCCGGCCTTCACCGGGCCGGGGTCGACGGAGAGCGGCAGCACGATGGGTATGCCCTTCGCGCTGGTCGCAAGTCCGGCCATCTGCAGCTTCGCGCCGGCCAGCTCCTTCTGCAGATGCTTGGTGTCGATGCCGAACTTGGCGTCCCACTGCTTCTTCGTGAAGACGCTTGCCTCTGTGCGCGCCTTGGCGAGGTCGGCAAAGTAGCCCTTGGCGTCGAGGCCGAGACTCGCGTAGAGGTCGCCTACTTGCAGAGGCATCAGACCACCCTTCTGCCGAGAGATCCCATCAGCTCGTGAAACTCGTCTTCGCCCACCGGCTTGGGGTCCTGCGACGCCGCCATGAGGAAGCGCGACTCGGCCGAGAGCCCAGCCAGGAGCACGCAGAAGCGACGCCAGGTCATGGCGTCCAGCTCTTCGGTGATGTCGATGCCGTATTCACGGGCGAAGTCCGCCTCGATCAGGCCCCAGCGCGCGAGGACTTGCGCCGCGCCGCCCCGCTGGGGCTCGCCTGTTCCCCCGGACCGTCACCGGCCGGAGCTGTGTAGACCGCCATGACCATGTGCAACAACTGCAGGAGGTCGGCCATGTCGAAGTCGGCGTGCGAGAGCAGCTCGTCGAGGACGTCCTGAGGAAGCATGCGCGAGAGCATCCCCAGGGAGTCGCCGGTGCTCAGCTCGGAGTCGGGTCCCTGCTCATCCTGGATGCGCACCACGTCAAGCAGGACTCCGGCCGGGATGTTTCCCGGCAGCTCGAAGTCCCGCCCGTAGGCGTGGAGCACGACGGGCTCGCGCCGGCGTTCGGCGCGAGCCTCGTCGAAGTCGATGTACCGGTCGGCCATGGATCAGCTTCCGGACTCGGCGGGAATGCCCTTGACCGAGAGCGTCGCGGACCAGTTGGCCCCAGACTTGTGGTCGCCGCCGAACGGCTGGCATTCCACGGAGGCGGTGAAGATCCAGATGAGGCCGCCGGGGCTGGTGATCTGGAACTGCAGACGGGCCTCCTCGCCGGTCTCCCACTGCACGGCCTCGACCGCGGCCTGCCCGGAGTCGCGCTCCCCGGTGTCGGGGTCCTCGAGGCGGTTCGCCGTCACGGCGAAGCTGACGGCGTGCCCGACGATGCGCTCGTCGGCGCCGTCGGAGTCGCAGTCGGACAGGTCGATCTTGTCTGTCGAGACAGACATCGTGAGGTCCTTGCGGCCGCCGATCTTGGTCCACGTCGGCGAGCCCTCGGTGCCGGTGTTGACGTTCAGGACGAAGTCCCTGCTCAGTACCTTCTCCAGCGCCATGAGTGGTGCTCCTTACTCGCGATGTGCGGTCTGCGCCCTGACGTGCAGGGCGAGGTTGACGACGAACTCGTGACGGCCGAGATCGTCGGTTCCGAGGTAGACGGGTCCGGTCTGCTGACAGGTCGCGAGGATGAGGCGGACCTCATCGTCGGTGTCTGCGGCCAAGGTCGTGTGCGCGAGGCCCTGCCAGGCCGCGTACACCGCGCCAGCCCGGCTCTCCGCCGTGCGCGGGTCGTCGGTTCCGCGGATGTGGACCTGCACGGTCGGCTCGTCGTAGCCGAGCATCCAGTCGCCCTCGACCGGGTTCGCTCCGTAGGCGGTGACCGAGACCGCCTCGTCCGGATCGGGCGGCAGCTGGCGCTGCACGAAGCAGTCGCCGCCGGCGTCCTCACGCAGGTCGACGAGGCCGAGGCTGTGCATGTAGTGGGCGACGGCCGCGGCGATCACGTGTAGAGCCTCCGTAGCTCCACGGCTATCAGCGTCACGCCGATCTCGGATGACGCCTTCGCCGGCCGCTCCAGGAACTTGGCGGTCTTGCCGGCCCCGTGCCGCGCGTGCAGGTCCTCGTGGACCCAGACGGCGATGTTGCCGCGGCCCCTCCGGCGAGCGTCCTCGCGCACGGGAGGAGAGGTGTAGGACACGGTGGCCTTGAGGGTCACGGGGTCGACGTCGACCGTGCCGGAATCGCGCAGGGCTCCGGATCCGGCGCCCTCGGCGACGGGGCAGACATCCTGTGACTCCGCGAGCACGTGGTTGGCCCAGGCCTCGAGGCCGCGAGCCGCCGCTGCCATCATGCCGGTGGTCGCCTTCGCATCGTCCCAGAGGAAACGGCTCATGGGGCCACCTTCAGCGTCTCCCAGTTGGGCAGGCCGCTCAGACGCCTGACCCGCCGGCTCGTCGGGGCCAGCCGCAGGACAAGACCAGTGACGCAGTGCCGCATCACGACCACGTCGTCGATCGCCTCAGCGCCGCTGACCACGCGACCGCTCCAGTCGATGTCGAGCGCCGATGCGTCCTCGCCGATGAATGTGTGAGCGACGCGCGTGTGCATCGCCTTGACGCGGTCAGTGCCGCCGCGGCCGGGCACGAGCGAGGGCCCGTCGGCGTGGTCGACGAGCGATGGCCACGTGTACCAGGTGAGGACACTGCGCTGCAGCTCGAAGAAGCGCGAGAGGCGGCGGTCGTAGTTGGGGATGTCCTTCAGAGCGTCGCAGTGCGCGATCATTTCAGGGATGAGCGCCGTCGGCACGGCGACGAGCGGACCCCAGTTCAGAGTGTGCATCGTGAGCCACGAGGCCCCGAGCTTGCGCGCCTTGACGGCCGCATTGGTGACCATCTCGGCGTAGGGCCGCACACGCCCGACGTAGCCGCAGACGGGGACGCCGGCCGGCACCTTGGAGAGCGCGACCTCGAGGCCGGCGAAGAGGTCGCGACAGACGAGGACGTCGTCCTGGATGACGGCGTGATGAGTGCAGGCCGGGTCGTAGGCGAGCATCGCCCGCCTGCCGGTATCCCAGCGGCTGTTCTTCTCGTCCCAGGTGACCGGCACGTCACGGTCGAGGCGCGCGCGGATGGCCTCCACCTGCTTGGCGCGCTTGGGGTGAGCCATCATGGCCACGGACAGCGTGACGGCGCTCACGTGGCCACCTCACGGAAGACCCAGAAGCCGATGTCGCGTTCGCCGGCCGGCCGGTGCAGGATCTCCCAGCCCTTCGGCACATCGGGCAGGAACTCGCGATGCAGGACGTGCGCCTCGCCCTCTTCGTCGACGTTCGACGAATGGATGCAGACGAGCGGCGCCGAGCCGAAGAGGAGGCGCAGGTGACGCCGGTAGTAGCGCTCTTCGGTCAGGTGGAAGATGACGTCCAGTGACAGCGCCAGCTGCGCCGGCGGCAGGTCGGGCGTCTTCCAGCCATCGAACTGGACCCAGGTGCGACGCGGCAGCCTGACGCGCTCCTCGCAGAGCGCGAGCGCCGTGGGTGAGACATCGATACCGACGTAGCGGCGGCAGTGCAGCATCGCGGCGATCACGCCGTCACCGCAGCCCCAGTCGACGACGCGGTTGACGTGGCGCTCGGCGATGAGGGCATTGACGAAAACAGCCTTGCGCTCGGCCTCGGCGCCGCAGGAGCCGGGCCCGGAGCCGCGCTTTCCCTCGCGGTAGCGGCGCTCCCAGTAGGTGGTGACGCTGCTCACAGGATGCGTCCCTTCATGCGGTGCTGGTTGTTCCACCAGTGACGCGCCACCTCGTCGGGCGCCGGCGGCTTACTCAGCCGCTCGAGCTCGTTGCAGGCCACGGCGTAGAACCACGCCTGGGGGTAGACCGTCATCTCGTCCTCGTGGCCGCGATACTGAGCTGTCACGTAGTGAGGGCCGCTGACCTTGCTGGGGCGGATGCTGCGACCAGAAAGGACGGAGGCCGACAGGTTCGCGACGAGCCGTGCCATGAAGGCGTTGCCGGGCTCACAGCCGAGGATCGCGTTGTTGACGACGCGATCCTGTATCTCCCAGGCGGCGAAGCAGGGCACGTCGCAGAGGCCGTCGATGGGCTTGAGTGGCTGGAAGTCGACATCCACCCAGACGCCGCCGTACTCGAGGAGAAGTTCGTAGCGCAGGACGTCTGAGCGCAGCTGCGCCTCGAAGCCGGGGCAGAGCTCGGCGGCGCGGTCGAACAGCTCAGCGTTGCGCAGCTCGGGCAGATCCGCGTCCGTCCAGAGGTGGTACTCCCACCCTGGGTGGAGCAGGCGCCAGCCGGCGGCGAACTCGGAGAACTCCGCCGGCATTGCGCTGCCGGTCCAGTACTGATGCAGGATCATCTCCAAGCGATTCACGCGCACACCACTTCCACGACCACCGTTTCTCCAGGGCGCCCCGAGGGTTCGACTGAGATGACCCTGCTGTGGTAGTCGCCGATCGTGACGAGCGAGTCCGCGGCGAAGAGAGATTCGTCGTCCGGATGCACGTGCAGGGTCAGCTCCGAGACCACCTCGGCGCCGCTTGCGTCGCGCACGAGGCGGCGCGTCCAGGAGACCTTGCAGGCGACCGCGATGCCGTCCGCCCTGACGGGTCCGTAGGCGCCCTCTCCGGTGCGCGTCTCCACCGTGACTTCGTCGCGCAGCAGTCTGCGTGAGACGCCTCTCATCACTCGGCCGGCTCCGGAGCGTTGACGACGATGTAGCCGTCGTCGCTGAAGAGCGCGGCGACGTCACCCTCGAGCGAGGGCAGGGGAAGGTCAGTCGTGAGGGTGACCGTCCCGACGCCGAGCCGTCCGGCGGCACGCCTGACGGCACGCTTCTCGTCGGCCGTCAGGTAGACGCCGGAGGCGGTGACGACGCCGGCACGCCATGTATAGGAGCCGATCGTCTCGCCCTGCAGCCCGGCGGGGTTGTCGAACGCCCGCCGGGCTGCCTCGCATACGACCGGCAGCAGGGCCGCCGGCACGGTGGCACTCGTCCAGGGAGCGTCCAGGTCAGCGACGTCCAGGATCAGCGCCGAAGCGTCTTCGAGGAGAGCATTCACCTGGGCGATCTCGTCCTCGGTGAGAGTCACGCCCCAGCGCACCTCGCAGTCGGTGTATGCGGCGAGCGCGGCCATGGATCACGCCGTGAAGTCAGGCACGCGAACGTACTCGAAGAAGAAGATCCCCGAGTAGCCGGAGGTGTCGGCCGAGCCGAAGGCGGCGATGTAGTCGCCCTCCGGGACCTTCGGCAGCGAATCGGCGGCGTCGCCGTTGGCGAACCCGGTGACGGCGGTGCCGTGCGAGTCGGCCTGCGCCGCGGCGGCGAACAGGTCGGTCCGATCGTGCGCGCCGGCCACCGTGGCGGCGTTGCCGACGGTGATGTTCGCGACCCCCGCGGAGTTGACCAGCCCGTAGAGGAAGGCGCGGGTCACGATGATGTCGCAGGCCTCCGGGTTCTGGATGTAGCCGAGGCAGCCGGCCGCATCTGCGCTGTGCGCGGCCTGCCCGGTGAGCGCGAAGGAGCACAAGCCGCGCTCCGTGGTCCAATCGACCTTGCTTCCCATGTCGTTGTCTCCTTCTCTGCGGGCCGGACCGCCTCACCGACGGTCCAGCCCGCTATGGTGTGCGTCAGGTGGTCGGGTTGGTGGAGACCCCAGCGCCGGCGTTCGGCGCCGGGTCGGCGGTGTAGATGTGGGTCACGACGTCGGCCCAGCCGGAGTTGACCCCGACCAGCTGGCAGCCGCGCAGGATCACGAAGTGCGTGTTGCCGGCGGCCGGCATGTCGAAGGCGTTGCTGATGCCGTTCGCCCAGTTCGCCGTGTAGTTGAAGAACAGGCAGTCGTCGAAGATCGTGTCGCGCAGGTCGCCGGCGCTGTTGTCCACCACGGCGAGGAACTTGCCGGCCGTCTCGGAGTAGCTGCGGATGTCGCAGGCGATGAAGCGGTTGCGCGCCCCGGCGACGATGAGCTCGGCGTTGGCGGCCGTGCGGATCACCGAGTCGAGCCCGATGGTGCAGCGCGCGAAGGTGTTCTCCGAGCCGCTGACCTTGAGCGAGTAGGAGCCCGCTCGCGTAGCCGCCGCCGCGACACCGGTGGATCCCATGCCGGCGACGAACACGTTCTCGAGGTAGTTGCGCTCGCCCGAGACCAGTACGCAGGCTCCGTCCTCAGCCTTGTCCTTGCCGTCGAAGAACTGGATGTTCTTCACGATGCAGCCGGAACCCGAGAGCGTGAACAGGGTCGCGAGGTCGTTGGCCGCGGTGTTGACGATGCGGCAGCGCTGGCCCATGCCCGGCAGATCGCCCGAGAGGCCGACCAGGTGCGTGTAGCTCTTGGCCCAGTCGATGGCCGCCGTGGGGTTGTCGGCGGTGGGCCCGCCGACGAAGAGCACGACGTCGTTCTGGTTGGTGACGCACTTGGCGTAGGCCGCGGCCACCGTCTTCAGCGGCTTCGACCACTTGGTGCCGGGGTTGGTGTCGAGCCCGCTCACCGGGTCGACGATGTAGACGTTGCTGTTCGGACCACGCGGCACGTTCGCCAGCGCGGCGGAGATGTCGAGCGGGTAGAGGCCCATCAGATCCTCACTTTCGGGGTCAGGCGGTCAGGAGCGAGAACGGGCAGCGCGTGGCGTCCGTCTCGTTCATCTTGTTGGGCGGGTTCGGCATGGCGAAGCCGAGGCGCATGACGCAGCGCAGCGCGGCGGAGTCCTGCTGCATGAGGTTGAGCACGATGTGACCGGTGGCGTCGCTGATGACGCCCTCGGTGAAGATCTGGTAGGTCATGTCCTGGCGGATCGCGTAGACCAGCTGGTCCCACTGGCCGACGATGTCCAGAGCCTGAGCAGCGCTGACCGACCCGTCCGTCGGGAAGTACGTCGGGGCGCCGTCGATCTCGTAGCGAGTGGCGTCCTGGGGCGCGGTGGTGAAGAGCGGCACGCCGTCGGTGCTGCGGCAGTTGCGCAGGCGGCCACGAAGAGCGGTGGCGGCGACGTGACCGGTCGCCATGTAGCCGTCCGCCTCGAGGCGCATGAGCTGGCCGTCGGCGGCACCATCTGCGGACTCGCCGGCGATGGCCTCGTAGAGGTCGGAGAAGCCGGCGATCGAGGCGACGTTCCCGGCCGCCGTGGCGACGGTGACGAGGCCGGCCCCGCCGAGGTCCGTGGTCCACGTGGCGGGGATGTTGGTGCCATAGGCCACGGCGCCCCAGATGGTGCGCGAGAAGGCCATCTCGATCTCGGGCTTGGACTCCCCCCAGATGTCGTAGTCGACGTCGTCGACGACGGCCAGCGGGATCGGCAGGATGACGGCGATCTCCTCGGCGTCGATGTACTTGTTGGTCCAGTCGACTTCGGTCGTCTGCTTGAGGCCGGTGTCGCCGGAGACGAAGTAGGCGTAGGGGCTGGCGCCGAACATCGGCATCCGCACCTGGGCGGCTGACATGTTCGGCAGCTGCCGCGCCAGCTGCATGAGCGGGTTGATCTTCGGGACGCTCTTGATGATGTCCCGGCTCACGTCTTCGGGGATGAGCGCGCTTACCTCAGCGCGCCCCGTGATGTTTGCATAGCCCATGGATAGTCCTCGATTCCGTTCCGGTTACATGTGCTTGCCGACGATCGCCTGGCGGATGCTCTGGTTGATGGCCTGGTTCCCGTCGCTCGACTCTCCCCCGGCTGAAGCGCCGGAGCGGAGCCGCTCTTTCGGCCGTGTCGGCTTGCCGGCGGCGGCGCCGTCATCGCCACCGCTGTTCTTCTGACCGAACGAGGTGAGCAGCTCATCGGCGTCCGCCTCGAGCTCCTCTTCGGTCGCGCCCACGAGGCGCTTCGCCTGGGCCTCTGTCAGGCCCTTGCGCATCGCGACCCGCATGCGCAGCAGCTCGCCCTGGGCGGAAGCGGCTGCCTTCTCCGCGGCCGTCGTCTTCTCAGCGAGCTTCTGGGTCTCGGTCTTGCTGGCTTCCTCCAGCTCCTGCAGGCGACGGGCAGCATCGGCGTTGGCCTTGGCCTGCGCCTCGTGCTTGCGTGACATCGCCTTCCACTTGGCGACCTCGTCGACATCGCCAGAAGGCGACGAGCCGGCGCCCGTGTCGGGCGGCGC